ATTGCCGTGGTAATCCAACCATCGGGAGAATTTGATATTTAATTTCTCCAGAATCTACCAATTTAGTAAGATAATAATACGCATTATACTTACTCCATCCAAGCTCTTTGCTAATTTCTTCCCTGGTCTTTGGTCCAGTTTCAAGAAATTTTAATATTTTTTTCATTGACATGACATCACCTAATTTTAAATACTGGAGAATTTGATTTCCCCGTTCCGTTCTGATTCCACTGAACCGAACCTGGAATCCGTTTTAATGCGTTTGTTATTGTCGCGCGGAGTCTTTGTTTTTCTGCAGATATATCAACAATCATTAGTTTTTCAAGTTTTGGTGCGACACCTGGGTTTTTATCAATAATATCGATAATTGTCCAACACGATACAAAATTGCAATTTAAATACTTAAAACACTCTTTAACCTCCTGAACATACGGATCTTCAACACTCGGAGTATCTCCAGGAAGATAATAAACATAAGGGTGCCAACATTCGTTTAATCGCTGGCACTCAACTTCCCCCGATTTTCTCTTCCTGCATAGAATTGTTCTCACTGTATAATTACAAATCCCGGTCGATTCAGCGATTTGTTTAATTGTTTTCGGACCGGATTCCAGGGTTGATAAAATTATAGGGGTAAAGGATTTACTCATTTCTCTCTCTCCCTGCATGATACGCATAATCATCGCGGCACTCGTCGCAATACGGATACTGCGAACAATCGTCACAACTCTCAACGGGATCCATTTATTCCTCCATATATTTCTCTAAATGTTCCATGTATGCATCAGATAATTTCTCAAAAATAATATCTGCGATAATATGCGATGGCAAATCTACAGAAACCGACTGAAAACAACCACGAACAATTTTCCGCGCTTCATCAATTCCACACGCGATACCATACTCTCTTTGGGTTTTGTGCTCATTTTCGAGCAGCTTCAGCACACTATCAATATCAATCATGTATCCCCCGGATCTGTGATTCGTTTTCTGGAGTATCATTCAGAGTTCTCTCCAAAAGCCCCACAACCACACACCTCCTCTGGTTCCATCCCTTAGGCACCGTAACTACCGATGACGTGCCTATCACTCTTGCAACACGCTCTGTATCGTTTCCAGTGATACTGAAACTCCCCCCTTGAAAAACCCGGTGAAATTTCTCACCGGAATCTGTCTCAACTGTTATCGTTATCATACTGCGGCACTTCTCATCATTGAGCACGCTCTGCATTCTCTGCGCATATCCTTTGCATCGACACCATACTTTTCTGCAACGTGCCCCATACTTCTTCCATGGGTCATCTGTGAGTATGGATATGCTGCTGACGGTGTTCTGATTCCAGCACAACATGAAAACTTTTCAGCTAGGTAAAACCGCCCTTGCTTATCAAAGTGCCCGGCGGGATTTATTTTTCGGTCCTGAAGATTTCTCCATTCGTATACTGCTGCTGCAAGTTTTTGTTCGTAGTTTTCCATTTTCATCTCTCCCGTGTATACTATATGTATGTTTTATGAGTATTTAATACTTTTTATTTTAATCGGGGCGAGATTTGGGCCAGAATAATTAAATTAATTATGGAATGGTTTCATTCCATAATTTTAAGGCTAAAATTAAACCCGGATTCAAAAAATAACAAAGATACTAATTTAAAATAAATATAATAAATAATAATGTAATGTATGTATGTATGTATGTATGTTTGTTTTTGTGATCTAAGGGGATTTTGTGCGTTTTTACCATTCCATAATTCCATAATTCAAACGCAACAAAAAAAAGAAGTTAAATTAAAAATAAAGCCCATATAAACGGAATAAATTATGGAATGTGAGGCGCTTTACATTCCATAATTCATTCTCCTTCTTCAGGATACACCCAGGCAACCCGTCGCCGTCCAGCACCAACGTGTTCTATAGTCTTTAATTCAACCCCGAAATTACACTCCAAGGTTGATAATATCGCTTCCCCGGACTTCTTATCCACACCCCGAAACAGGGCAGACTTTTTGTAGATGTCTCTGGTAGTTGCTCCCCGTACCCCGGTTTTCTGTATAATAGTAAGAACTTCTTTACAAACCGCCTCATAATCTGAGTTACTTACAACCTGCTTTACCCGCATGGTGATGTTTTGAAAATGTTTCTTTACGTACCGCATGGCCCAATCCAGGTGCTCCGGGAGAATCACTTCAGACTCACAAGAAACGGCAACAGTAAGACTCACCCGCATAGCGATCTCTTTTACCCTGCCGTAAAGTTCTGACATGCTGAACATATCCAGACCGTTCTGGATATTGATAATCTCCCGTTCAAACTCCTCAAGCATCACCCGGCAGGCAGGACTAAACTGAACTATTCTAGGTTCTGGTGGATTAGTATACGCTGAAAGGTTCCCACTCTCCCCGGTAGCTTCTGCACATCTCCGGCACCATGCTATAAGTTCTTCAGGAACCGGCGTTTCTTCTTCTATCCATCTTCCAAGTTCCCGCTCTGCCGTTGACTCAATAATCAGGAACCGTGGCAAATACCCGGATGATATCGAATCTGTGTTTATTGCCTTGTAAAGGGTTGAAGGGGTAGATATCCCGAATATGGTTATTCCAGGCCTGTCTATGATGGTTGAAGTTTCCTCATCCTGGTGTTTCCCTGACAAATTGGAATATGCATCTGATGATAAGAACCCGGCCTGCCGGCCAAAGGCTTCCATAATCATAGTATACGCTGCATCTTTTTGTGAGTTCTTGGAACTCATGGCGTGCTGGAGTTGTTTCCCCATCTCATCCTGTATGCAGATATGGCGCGGTTTCTTCTTCAGGGTAGTAATGATAGCCCCGGCTGAAGTGTACCCGGGAGGTCCAATGAGGTTTAAGCAGATATCACCAGAAGCCCTCAATACGGTTTCAATGACTGTTTTCCCGTGCTCTTTTCCGGTTGAACTCTTCCCAAGCATCAGAAAATAAAGAGCAGAATAGTTGTTCTGGTTCGTCTTCCATTGCCTGGATAAACACACTGCACCTATAGCAAGAGCAGAAGCGACAGCATATTCAGGCTGAGGTTTTAATGCTGTTGACTGATAATATTGTACAGCCAGGCCTAAGACACCCGGCACTTTCGTTAAATCATCTTCCACCCGATGATTATTCTTTTTTAAGAATGAGTTTGCAACCTGTTTTCCATGCTCTATAGCATCAGGATCATACTCAATTGGCTGCATCTTCATTTCAGCAGCAGCGGATTTTACAGCAGCGCTATAATCCCCATCATGTTCAAACCTGCAAAACAGGTCAAAACAATCATGTGAATGACCATCTCCTAAAACATCAGTCCCATGATGAGAGAAACAGACATTATCAATCGAGTAAACAATCACCCCTGGAACCTTGGTTTTTGAATATGGCGCCAGAAACCTCATACCTTTCTTTTCATATCCGTATTGAGACAAAAGATTCCGGATATCATGAGTCTGGTTATACCGCTCTATCACGCTTTCCCGGTCGTTCCCAAACGTGTTACGAGGAGCAGGTTTCGGTTTAACCGTTACTTTTGGCCCCCAAGGACAGGCAGATTTCAGTTGCGGTTCAAATATATCCCATTCGTTCCATATGGCGACCAGCTGCGCTGGAAGTTCAGGTATACCGTTCTCCGGATGTCTTCCCCAGGTGTACGGAGCATCTGTATCAGGATGAATTGAAGGTGGTAAAACATCTTGGCACTTGAATGAACGTATCTCAAAAACAACGTCAAGAGCTCCTGGAACGTCTTTAGACGGCCATTTCAAAACCCTGATGTTCCGAATATGCTTAAACGACTCAGGCCGCCTGAATATGGCCTTATCCCTCCCTGGTCTGCTGACAATCCGCGGGGCATCTCCGAATAATTCATCATAATCTAGCCCCATATCAGAAAAGAGCATCCGACACGCTGCTTCATCATCGATGTCTATAGCAACCGTTCCTGAGTCTAAATGATGAAGCCCTATGTTTGACAATTCCCGATTTAATACGCTTAACTCTGCTTCTGTTTTTAATCCTGCTCCTTCGTCATTCCATCCCGATTCCATTGTATTCCCCTTGGTTTTATACGGGAGTCTTACAATGGCCCAATCAAATTCTTTTACATATCGATTAGCTTCTTCGTAAATTGTCATGTCGCACCATTCTGACCATGTTCAAACCTTGCTGATCTTGCTGCTTTATACGCATTAATAACTTTAGTGTAATTCCTATCTAAATTTAAATCAATTACTTTTGGTTCTGATATCCAATGTTTAGAATCATTTTCTATACATTCGATAGGAGACACCCCAATTAATGCAGACAACGAAGTATTTTTAAACACTTCTATACTTCCACCCCAATGTGGTGAAAACATCGCCCATGATAAATAAAGCCCCTCGTGGTGTTGTATTATAGGATGCACAACAATTCCAGTTAATACAGGATCTGGAATATTTCCAAGAAACAACAACCCTGATGTAGTCCCAAGATTTTCATCACCACCTGGTAAAATCCCCCCATAATCCAAAATTTGAGAATAAAAGTCTACTTTTTCCTTTATTTCTTTTGGATTCCCCTTAACTTCTACAAATGTTTTCATATTTGGAAGGTAAAAATCTGGCAAATAATACAAGTTTGAATCTGTATCTTTGTATCCCTCATCTTCATATTTCCACGCAATTTCTAACGCATCAAAGAAGACAGCCCATCGTGCCTCTAATCTGCTCCTAAAATTGTAGCCTTTATACCTTGTTTGAATCGGTTTAATCTCAGTCATTTATTCCACTCCAGGTAATCTGACAACTTCTTTACCGTCTCATAATTAACCCCATACTCAGGGTATTTTGTTAATCTCCACACCGTCGGATAATTTACATCCGCTTCAATTGCCAACCGCTTAAGGTTGTAATTTTTTATCCTGTGTAGGATCTCCTCGATCTCTAACATAAGTAGTAATTGCACTTATAAGTATAAAATTATGTTTGTGTGAAAATAATTATATACTTTTGAAACCAACATAATAGTGTACCCAACGCCAGGGGGTCGGTTCGTCGCCGGTCTCCTGGAATCTCTGCACATGAAGAGAACAACAAACAAACAACCTAACTACCAAACGAGGAAACAAACATGATCGACCTAAAAAGCATACAAAAAAACAAATCCAAACCACCCAGGTTCATTATCCACGGTGAATCAGGGCTCGGTAAAACTACTCTTGGTTCAAAGTTCCCCGACCCGGTATTCATCCAGACTGAAGACGGGCTTGGAGTAATAGACGTCCCAGCTTTCCCGCTGGCAGAATCTTATGAAGATGTCATGCAGGCACTCACCGCTCTGGCAACAGACGAGCACCAATTTAAGACGCTGGTTGTAGATTCAATAGACTGGTTTGAACCCCTGGTATGGAAAGCAACCTGCCAGAGGCTGGGAGTATCATCAATTGAACAACCAGGATACGGTAAGGGGTATGTAGAGACCTCCTTTGAATGGAGGAACTTCGTTAAGGCTCTTACATACCTAAGAGACGAGAAGGGAATGATAATCCTGATGATCGCTCATAGTCAGGTTGTTCATATTGACGACCCCACGTTGGCACCCTATGACTCATTCAGTCTGAAACTCCATAAGAGGGCAGCGGGTATCCTTGAGGAGTTTGCAGACATCATAGGGTTCGCAGCAATCAAGACCATGACGAAAACAGAAAAGACCGGATTCAACGAAGAACGCAACCGGGCCATAACAACAGGGGAGCGGGTCCTGCACCTGGAGGTTTCGCCGGCATTTGTAAGTAAGAATCGCTATGGAGTAGGAGAAACAATCCCTCTCACATGGGAAGCAATCGAACAGAACATATCAAACGGAGTATAAACATGGCAGACTTATCAGAACTATCATTCGATGCATCGACAATTGAACCTCAGGACTCATTCGAGCCAATCCCTATAGGTGAGTATCTTGCAATAATTACAGCATCAGAACTAAAAGATACCAAATCTGGAACCGGCAAATACCTTCAGCTAGTATATGATATACTTGAAGGAGAATACAAAGGGCGTAAAATATGGGAAAGGATCAACGTGATCAATTCCAACGTCACAGCACAAGAGATAGGCCAGCGAGCACTATCTGGAGTCTGCCGGGCAGTTGGTATTATGAACCCAAATGATTCGTGTCAGTTGCATGACATCCCCCTGAAAATAATTGTAAAAATAAAGCCGGCAGTTGGTGAATATGCAGCTACAAACGTGATCTCAAATCACAAGCCAGCGAACGAAAACCCAAAGGCACCGAATAAGAAAGCTTCAGGCGTTAGACCTTGGGAATAACCCACACTAATTTTTTATACTATTACATCATAGTATATTACTATGAAGATAACAGAAAAGGAATGTAAACGCTGTTTGCATAAGTGGATACCAAGGACTTTTGAACTCCCTAACGTGTGCCCAAAGTGTAAAAGTCCATATTGGAATAAGGAACGAAAGGTGTTGTCTGAATGACAATAAAAGTATGTTCAAAATGTGGAGAAGAAAAAGACATTGAGGAATTTTACAAAGGAAGGACAACCTGTAAAGTATGCCGGCAGGAGTATAATAAAAAATATTATGCTGAAAATTGTGAGAAATTAAAAGAAAATCAGAAGCAATGGAATGAAAACAACAGAGATAGAATACAAGAAAACAATAAAAAATATAGAGATTCGCATGTAAAAGAAATGAAAGAACAGCGAAAAAACTATTATGAAAATAATAGATACGAAGTTATATTAAAACATCGCGAATATCGCGCTAAAAACAGTGAGAAAATTCAAGAAACCAGAAGAATCCAATATCAAGAAAACAAAGAAGAAATAAAGGAAGAACGCCGAAAATACAGGCAGGATTACCCAGAAAGAACACGAGAAGTTGCCAGAAAATCTTATTATAAAAATATAGAAAGAGTCCGGTCTTGGAGACGTTCAGATGCTGGAATTATGGCAAATGCCCGCAGCCACCACACCCGGAGGGTAAGACTATTAAAAACCCCCTGCACTTTAACCTTGCTCCAGTGGGATAAGATATTGAATCATCAGGGTAATCGGTGTGCAATATGCGGGAAACGATTCTGCAAATCAAGACCACCAACAAAAGATCACATCATCCCTTTAAGCAAGGGAGGAGGGTTAACCTTTGAAAATGTTCAAGCCCTCTGCCACTCATGCAACAGCTCAAAGAACGCATCACTCGATCATACTAAAATAATAACATGGAGTCATCATGGCATTACTACCAGAACAACCTAACAAAACGATTGAAGCCATCTATTCTTCTTACAGAAACTCTGGTGCCCGCCCGCATCTAGGAGCCAGCCAGATAGGGGAGGAATGCGAGAGGAAACTTTGGTTTTCATTCAGGCATTGCCTGGAACCTGCTTTTGACGGCAGAATGCTCCGGGTGTTTGAAACCGGACACCTGGAAGAGGCAAGAGTCATTAAGAACCTCAGGAATGCAGGATTTCAGATCTGGGATAAAAACCCCGATACTGGAAAACAATTCCGGTTTGAAATGTGGGGAGGCCACTTCTCCGGCAGCCTTGACGGTGTTGGAATGAGGTTCCTGGAAGCGCCCAAGACTCCCCACGTCATAGAAATCAAGACCTCAAATAATGCAGGGTTCACGCAAATGATAAAAAAAGGTGTAAAGGTTGCAAAACCTGTTCATTATGCTCAGATGCAAGTTTATATGCATTATCTTAAACTTACCAGGGCATATTATATCATGGTGAATAAGGATAATGACCGTATTTATGGGGAGCGAATAGAATACGATAAACCATATGCTGATATACTCATTGAAAAAGCAGAGAGAATTATATTTTCTCCAGAACCTGGAGAAAAACTAGGGGATACGGAAAAATCGTTTTGCTGCAAGTTTTGCGATTACCATTCTCTGTGTTGGAATGGATTATTGCCAGATGTAAATTGCAGAACTTGTTGCCATGCAACCCCCGAACGAGATGGTTCATGGTCATGCGCACGGGGAAACACGACGTGGCCATGTAACGATCACATTTACATTCCCGCCCTTGTGGGACTTGAAATCGCAGACGCAAATGCAGATGAAGGATGGATAAAATATAATACCGGCCTGATAAACGGACCGGGATTTACAAGGAGCGAAGTAATGAAAGCGGCGTCTGATTTTGATGCTGGGATTTGTCCTAACGAATTATAATAGTTTTTTAACATGATACTCAGAGATTACCAGCAATCAGCAATAAATTCTGTTTTTAATTTTTGGAAATCTGGGAAAAAACGTCCATTGATCGTAGCGCCCACCGGCGCAGGGAAAAGTCTTATAATCGCTGGGTTTTGTAAACAAATATTAGATCAATGGCCGGATACCAGAATAATTGTAGTCACCGACTCAAAAGAACTTGTCGAACAGAATTATGCAGAACTTAAAAATCATTGGCCAGATGCATCGATTGGAATATATTCTGCAGGAATTGGGAAAAAAGAGATTCATGCGAAAATAACGTTCGCAGGAATACAATCGGTTTATAGGCAGGTAATGGTATTTTATCCCGCGATTGATATTGTAATTGTTGACGAAGCGCATACAATATCCCGGGATGCAGATACCAGATATGGCGAATTTATAAAAGAAATTATTATGTGTAATCCCAAATCTGCATTTGTAGGACTTACAGCGACCCCATACAGGTTAGATTCCGGGATGCTGCACACAGGGGAGCATGCATTATTTGACGGAATATCATATTCTGTTGATATGCTAAAATTAATAGAATGTGGGTATCTTGTCCCTGTAATATCAAAAGGGGGGCTGAAATCAATTGATTTGTCAAAAGTACATACACTTGCCGGGGAATATAATCAGGAAGAACTTGCATGCGCTGCAGATGACCCCGCCCTGGTAGAAAATGCAGTCGCTGAAATAAAAAAATATGGAGAAAATAGGAAATCCTGGTTAATTTTTGCGACCGGAAAAGAGCACGCATATCACATTCAAACTTTGATTTCAGGGTCTGAAGTTGTTACCGGAGACACAGCAAAATCAGACCGCGAGGATTTAATTTCAAGATTTAGAGCCGGAAAACTCCGATGCTTAATAAATATTGGAGTTCTGACAAAAGGGTTTAATGCCCCGTGCTTGGATTTAATTGCTCTCATGACAGCGACGAAATCAACTGGAAAATATGTTCAGATGGTTGGCCGCGGATTAAGACCATGCCCTGGTAAAACAGACTGCCTATTACTTGATTTCGGCGGGAATGTGCTTGAACACGGCCCGATTGATAATGTTAACCCAAGACAACCAAACAATAAAAAAAGCACCGACCCGAAAGAATCCCCTGCGAAACAATGCCCGGAATGCCAAACTCTGATGCATACCCGCGCAAGAGAATGCCCTGAATGCGGGTACAAATACTCAGAAGATATGATATGCAATCATTCCACAGTAGCATTTTCAGGGGCAGTGTTATCGTCGCAAATTGAACCGGTATGGATACCAGTGAATCGAGTATCATATTCTAGGCATGTAAAAGAGGGGAAAACTGATTCTTTACGTGTAACGTATTATTCTGCAGGAGGAAAACAATACCCCGTATGGGTATGCCTGGATCATCAGGGGTTTGCTGCAAAAAAAGCGCTGCAACACGTCGCTGACGCTGGAGGTGATGCAACCACAATAGATGAGGCAGAGGATGAATGCTGGGATAAATGGGCGCAGCCAAGCAGAATATTAGTGCGCCCGAATGGTAAGTTTTTCGATGTATTGAAAATAGATTATAGAAAACCAGGAAAACAGGAGACATTATGAGTACAGAAAGCGCGGAACAAATCGGGATTTATTAACTACTTTTTTATACTTTTAAACCAAACATATAGTTATGAAAGAACTTCAGAACGTATGTTTACGATGTGGATACCAATGGTGGCAAAGAACGCCTAAATCTCCGACAGTTTGTCCTAAATGTAGCTCACCATATTGGAACAAGGAACGGGTAAACAGGAGGAAAGAATGACACTTCCAAATGATCCAATAAAGCGGGAAGAATATTTAAAAAACTTAAAATTAATAAATGTTGGAAGAAAAGCATCTGAAGAAACCCGCAAAAAAATAAGTGAATCTTTAAAAGGGAATACTCGAACGCTTGGATATAAACACTCTGTAGAAACCAAACAAAAACTAAGTGATTCTCATAAAAATATATCGGAAGAAACTCGCAAAAAAATAAGTGATGCAACACGGGGAGAAAATAACCCAATGTGGGGGAAACACCATTCAAAAGAAGCAAGAGAAAAAATAAGTGCAGCAAAAATAGGAAAACCACCGGAGCCATTTACTAAAGAACATTGTGAAAAAATTGGAAATGCACATAGAGGAAAAGTAGTTTCTGAAGAAACAAAACAAAAATTAAGAGAAATAAATATCGGCAAATCAATATCAGAAGAAACTCGATTAAAAATAAGTATTGCTAATAAAGGAAAAATTGTATCAGAAGAAACAAAGAAAAAGTTGCGTGGGAAAATATGTTCAGAAGAAACCAGATTAAAATTAAGCATTGCTAATAAAGGAAGAATTATATCAGATGAATCTAAAAGAAAGCAAAGTATAACAAGAACTGGAAAAAAAGCGAGCGAAGAAACGAAATTGAAAATGAGAGAATCTCGAAAACTTGAAGGTAATTCGAGATGGTTGGGTGGGGTTTCATTTAAACCATATTGTATAAAATTTAACGACAAATTTAAAGAAAGGGTCCGTGCTTTTTTTAATTATACATGCGTAGAATGTGGAATTAAACAAACAACAAAAAAACTAGATGTGCATCATGTAAATTTTGATAAAAATACATGTTGTAATAATTCGACCCCTCTATTTGTTTCATTATGTAGAACATGCCATATGAAAACAAATAAAAATCGTGAATTTTGGGAACAACATTTTACAGAACTTATTAATTCTAAATATAACGGATGTTGTTATATTTCAAACCCCGAGGATTATTAATGAAAGAATCTTCAGAATCATCAGAATCGATCGGTTTACTCCAATGGTTTCACCTGAAATACCCAGGGGTAATGATATTTCATATTCCAAATGAGCGAAAATGCAGCATTGCAACCGGGAAGCGCCTAAAAATGGAAGGTGTTTTAAAAGGCATCCCGGACTACATGATCCCGGCCTGGTCGCTCTGGATAGAGATGAAGACCGAAAAGGGCAGACTCTCCCCTGCTCAAAAAGAAATGATAATCTATCTTGAGGGAATAGGACATACTGTGATTGTCGGGTATGGTGCGAAAGATGCATCGGAAAAAATATTAGAATTTACAAATAAAAACTATTAAAGAGATTAAAATTGGAGAATGAAATGAATCGCGCAATATGGATATGTGTAAAATGCGGGTTTCTAAACCGGTGTGAAGTGGCACAATATTCTACAGATCCTGGAATAGAAGATTGCCCACCGCTGGGATGTCTACAAGGAATGATAAAAAATAAAGATCCTTATAGTGATAAATCTTCGTGGGAGCTGGTGGAATAATGGATAACGAAATAATAAATCTTGTTATTCGCCCAGAAATAGATGAAGAAGCATTTAAAAATGTAAATAAACGGTTGAAACTGCTTATTAATAATCATAATACGTTACATTTTGCAATTCAGATTACATTAATAATTTACGCATCAATAATATTATTTGTTATTGCATTGCTGCTGTACGGGGGATGTACGTGACAACAAAACAGCACACCTACTCATTATTAGAAGGGGGTACCGTGGAAGAGGCCGTTCGGGAGTATCGCCTCGACATGGGCCTCTCTGAATCCGAAATCTCCGAACCTGTTGTTGAAGTGGAGCATTTCGAATACAGGTGAGTGGAGGGGAGAATAATGACAAAATTTTTGCAATGGTTGGTGAGAAGATGACTAAAACAGATATGGATCGCCATTTATTATGTAAATTTTTAGAAACCAGATTCGAAAGAAACACATGTATTGGATTTGATAAAGACAACGAAGATAGAGAACGGCGGTGTCCTTTCAGAAATTGGAGAGAGTGCGAATCTTTATGCAAAGATTACATATCAAGGTCGAGCGGAAAATGGCTTGTAGTTTATATTGCAACCGAAGAGGTATATGAGCGAATTGACAATGGCGCAGATGTAACATTCAGAAAAATACCAGAATTTATGATACCTCTCGTGGAATTCGCGAAAGACAAGGAGAGTGAAGCACGTTCATATGCTGGTAATTTTAGCAAATATATGATCAATGGGCACACAAATGTTAAATGCATTTTTGTAGAGGCTTGAGGAGAAGAGATGAACGACACAGAACTATATGAAAAATGCATAATCAACTGGGGTATTGTTGCACAACTCGATCAGTGTATTGAGGAAGCGGCGGAGTTGATTGTATCGATAAACAAATGGAAGAGGAGTGGACTCGCATCATTCAGCACCTATTGTATAGATGCTATAATCGATGAGATTGTAGATAATGAGATCATGTTAGGACAACTATGTGTAATACTGAACCACCGCGATCCAGATTTCAAAGAAAAGATTGTTGAACAAAGAAATTACAAACGCGACAGATTAAAGTTTAGAGTGGAGAAATGATTATGATTGCGTGTAGCACTTGCTCGCGTTATTGCGACCCAAGGAAACCACATAAAATCCCGTGCCCGTTTTATCGAGAGATAATGGTCCGGGCACCGGAAGGGCAGCAGGTGTTAGCGTGATTCCTCCAGTTGAGACTAGGCAGGTCAGGCCGTGCACACTTTTTGTATCCCCTGATACCGACTGCGTATTTTGGCGTTCGGATGATTCGGGGGCATATTGCGATTTGAACAAATGGAGGGGATGCGATTCAGAATTATGGGCAATATTGCGCCCGATTACCTGCGATGACAATTTTACTGCTGCTGAGATGCGGGAAATTATTTCCGAGCATAACTCCCGAGAATTGCCGGGATGGGTAAAGGAGAAGATTAAAGAAGATCTCCAATATGCAATTTATGGGTCTCATGATTTAACCGGGATTCAGATAGAGTCAATCGTTAAAACATTAGAATGGGTTCTATCACTCAAGCGGGAGGGATGATGGCTGAATATACTGTGTCCATCCCTGATGACCCGTGCCCGGCTCTGGATATCGTAATTTGTGCTATGAATGGCGCTCCATCATATCAATGTCGTAGAGGATTCGGTAGAATCGCAGTGGAAACATGGCAACGTCCATGTGGGGTGACGGGGAAACCAACGCAAGGGGCGACATGGTGCCCTTTGTTGAAACAGGAGGCCGGGGAATGAACCTCAATATGTCACACCATGTTAGATGCCCCAAGCTTGAAGCCGGCTTGGCAATACTATCAGATGCATGTGTCAGTGTTGAGTATTGTAGATTAGAATGCCCCCATTACGGGGGATTGATAGACTGGTCGAAGAACACATTAATATGCAAATTTTCACCATGAAATCGGAGGGAAAATTATGAGCGATTATCCAGCAACAAAACAATTTTTTAGAATAATTAATAAATTAAAAGAAGATATATATAAAATTGAATATGAATGCGGAAATGCAGATGTATCAGAAAAAAATTATGCCGATATTATAAACATTCTTGATATTGCGCAGACAGAATTAAAACGCCAAAATTTAAGATGGATGCGAAAACAATAAATTATAATAGCACTGATAATATATAGAATAATATGCCAATTACGATAGACAGAATCCTCTATTATACCGTAGAGGAAACCGCTGAAATCACTGGAAACACAATTGCATCGATTATTGATGCAATCCCAAGCATGATAAACGTGCGAAAATTACCAGTATCTCCTGCAGGGGATATGGCCTGGTATATCAGTGAAACAAATATCAAAACCATTCAACAGAAAAAGAGACTTCCTACGCCAATGCAGCCAAAAAAATTAATTATACCAGAAAAATCTGTGAAATTATGCATTTCTTTAATAACACAATCACAGCGGGATATCAATAAACGACTTGATAAGATTTCAAAGGTTTTAAATATAGATAAAAAAATAGTTGTGTTATCGGCGATAAAACAGTTTTGCGATAGTATTGAACCGCAACTAGAAAAAATAAAAACCCTTGAAAACGAACGGAAAAAAATACTTGATAAAATAAAATTGTAAATATGGGCATTTCAAAGGAATTATTTAATTATACCCACGCAAATACATACATAAATATTTTAACACGAACAAAAATACGGTTTACCCGCGGACAATTTTGGATGTATTTTATAAAGGATTTATTACTGTTTGGTGTTGGCTTTAGTGTATTTGCGTCTCAATTAAAAGATGTTACAATATTTGGGCGCAGCATGGATTTTTTATCGGGGTATGTTCTTTGGATGTATTTGATAGGACCAGTTGTTTACCTGGTTGGAGGATATGCAGCAGGATTAATAGATGAAAATATGGGGATATGGAAAGCAGAGAACGCATATTCAACGTGTGTTTTGAATCCTGAAGGTGTAGAGTGGAATTTAGAATTAATCAGAACGGTAATAAAAGAAGAATTAAATCGTTAAAAAAATATTGAGTTATAAATCTCAACAATTTCTTCAAGAGTTTTTGCTCTCTCAATTTTTATTATTGCATTCTCAATCTCTGGAAGCAATGCACTTCCATCGACCCGTGATGTAATCCACCGAACTTTCTCACGAAAACAGTTGTTCCACCCAATTGTTATTGAGTGCTTATCGAGGATATACTCCTTTAAATCTTCAACCCCGCCTATGCAGTGTTCAGATGTTTCAGTTTTTTCCACACATACCATTTTCACCGCGTCTCCAGCAGTGAAAAAATTGTTCTTAACAACACATTCCATACTATACTATATGTTGTAATAGTATATATTTTATGTCATTTAATCTCACATCTTCGGCGATGAAAATCTCCGAACTTTAAATAAATTAAATTTACTATATTATGCCACGCGGTTTCAGAATTAAAATTTGGGGCCATTAATCCTTTATCGTCAATATAAAGATCTGCAGATATTTTGCGGCAATCTGTTCTATAATCCACAATTCGTTCCTGGCAGTTTTCATTTATATGACAAAAATTTATTCCATGATATTCTAACCATTGCTGCATATCAATTTCATGTTCCCGCGCCCGGCATGAATTGATAATAATACAGAATCCAGAATTATAAAGCGCATTAATTGCATTAATTACCCATGGCAATGCCTCGCCAATTTCTGGGTATTTATTCTCAACAATACATCCATCGAAATCTATTGCTATAATTGGCATGATAATATATTAGTTTAAAAAAGATATAATGATATGTTTACCCGTAAAATTCACAGCAATAGGATCCTGAGTAAGCGTCAGTATCGATAATTCTAACCTTACTATTTTTTCCCATTGTGTTGTTCCGTCTCCGAACGCGCCGGATTCAAACGAACCATCGGGGTACATCTGCCCCGCATTAAATCCAAAATTCCGGAAATAAATATAGTCGATCCTAAACCATTCTCCGGCTGGGAGCACAACTTTTATTTTTACTGTTACATCGTGGCTTGTTTCAAATCGTAACAACTCCATGAAATCTCACCACGCTTTGATATTCAACTGCGATAGTTTGAGGAGGGGATAACACAATATCATGTGCCCCGGGAACTGATACTGAACAGGTGGGGATTAGATCGGATACAGAACGACCAAACGAAATTGACGGAACAACTAACGTATCCGTAATTATCTGTTGTGTTCCTGACGAATCAATGATAATTACTGATGCCAGAGGGATGAGATCGGCCGTGGTGAGGGCTTGGTACTCGCTGGAAATGAGTTTATTTTTTCTCCAGCCAAGTAGGGTCGTAGTCAGTTTTAGAACCCGGTTCCGGGTGATCCGATCGCATGCAATTTTCTCTGATATGTACCGCTGTATCAGGTCTGCATCGGTCTGTGTGATCTCACCAGATCTCACCGCATTTCTCACCGATCGAACCTCATAATCCCGTACATCTCCCAGGTAAAACGACATTTTCACGACCTCTAGTATATAATAAGATCGCTACAGCGTTAAACCTGTTCATCAAACGCTCTTCCTCGGCGTTCGGTCAGTAATTTCAACGCCTTTCCAAAAAAGGGGTTCATTTTTCAGATATTCTATCGTCTGAAAATATTATTCTTCTTATGTTTCATCAGCTCTCAAAGAGCATCCACACGGCTTCCCCGGAATTGCCATAGTGCGTATCGTCCAGCATTCGTATCCCAATCGGCCCCGGCGTTGTAAGGGTTATCTCAGCTACAATTATCGAGTTAAACTCTCTGTAAAATTTTACTTGCGCATAATCATTCAACGGCCCTGAATTAGCGCCAAAATCGACAAACATTCCTTTTGGCGTGTTATCGTACGTACCCGTGGGCCACCACAAGGTGAAATAATACGGTCCTGTTGCAGGTTCTGACCCATTCCAGGTAAGCCCCCCCGTAACATTATATGCGGCCCACCATCCCTTCCCAACGATTTTGTACTTGCCTGCAGGCCAGTCTACAGCCCCAGAATAATACCCCCCGGTCCCTCCAAAATACTGCGTTAATCCAAACTCATAAGACCACCCTATAATGAAATTAGCATCATGCCAAGTCATTGTTGCCCGATGGATGCCCATTGAAGATATTAACGGGATTAAATTGAAATTAAAATCAAGATTCCAGTTAAACCCGGCGAAATCAAAATTTGGTGATACCCATACCGGGATATCCAGCCCGAATGTCAGTCGCGGCACCGCGATCGTGTCTCCGTTTCCCAGGGTATAGAGGATCACGTCATCCCCAACTTCAGCGGATGCTACCGGGATTGCAGTCGCATAATCTGTACCTACTCCGGAGACAATCACGATATCTCCAACTGATGCCATTAGATGACCCTCGCGGTAACCACTCTGCCATCCTCCAGCGTGATGGTTGCCGTAAGTCCGTCATCTGCTATATCGGTAATAGTACCTACCTCATTACTGGCAATCTGCGAGGCTTTCGCATCAAAGATCGCTTCAGCTTCAGAGGTTGCATCTGAGTTAAGGGAGCGGTACATTCGGGATATCATAGATAGTTTTGTAGAGTTCGTGACCTGGATGGTGACCTTCTTATCTGCAGCTCCCTCAGATATCTCGTGCTTTATCGAGATTATCCTCATTTCAGTATCTGGGATCTCATCATACCCGCTGAACATTACTTTCTGCAGGAGCTCGAGATCCACCCGGTCCCTCAGGACCACTGTGTATGTAATAGCAGTCGTCCCGTAATACAATAAGAGTTCCTCCGCCCTGGCCTGCACTTGTGCCGCGGTGGTGAATGCTCCTGAGCTCTCTACATATTCAACCGGGATGCAGTCGCCATTGGTGACATCTGCTGACTCTGCAGTATAGGAGATTGTTGCCCCGGTTGAATCCCGGCCGTATACCGTGACCCGGTTGTATTGCTCAGCTCCTTTCACTTCCCAGGTTATTTTGCCCTGGATGTACGGATCCGGTTTGGTAAACGTCACCATTGCGGGAAGATCCAGATAGGTATCGATCAGATCTTCGTGGCAAAAATAAGCCGAGGGGGTTGTTACTCCTCCGGAGGTTCGCCATTTCACGACAAAGACATACCGGGTATAATCGAGGATCTTCTTGATTGCTGCCCATCGGGTTGTGGTCCGGTCAAAGTCAAAGACCTTGGCAGTCAGCGTGTCTCCCCATTCAGAAACGGTCTGTATTGAGTACGGCTCTATCCCGGTCTCGGTCAGCCAGTCATCCCCTCCAAGCAGACCCTCAACAATATCTGCGGGGTTTACGGTTGCCGTATTATGCAGATAATCCTCAGGTACGTACCGCTGTGTGAGATACCACGAATGATCATATCCGGTTAGCCGGGTGGTTTCGTTCCCGGCTTCAAATCCTGGTGCAACGCCCGGGAGAATCCCCGTGAATAAGGTCCGGGAAACCCCGTTGTGATCTGTCGTGGTATATGTGCAGTTCCGTAGCACAGACGTATCGAGGTCTAATAGCTGATGTAAATCAATGCTGGCTTGCCAGAGATTGTCAGTAAATGCCTTGCTGATACTAATTTTCTGCATCCGGGTGAGCGAGAGATCGAAGAACAGTTTTCCCAATACTGTTACCAGCATCGTCATCCCGACCTCAATTGCCGCTGGTTGGTACTGCATGGAGACTGCCGGGGTCATTGTCATTCCCGCAGATACCAGAGGTGAGAGACAGACAATGGGCACCTCAGGGGACATAGTCATTCCGAACTCGATCGGATCCATGACATAGAGCGTGCCGAAAACAGGTTGATCCCCTAGGGTTTCATACGGGGTGATCCGGGTCGAGTTCGGCTGATGAGAAACGAGGGTGAGGATAGGCTCGGTTGCAGAATATTTTCTGACGCAAACCCAATCAGCGTCGATCTCTCCATTATTTTTATATGCTGATAAACGGACCCCCATTGAGTTTGTAGAAAAATAAGACGTGAGCGTGGTTTCTGTGCTATCATTTATAGTAATCCCTGATCTATCAGATTTTCGCCTTAATTCTACTACGGCCCAAACATTCGCGGTAATTCCAGAGAGTGCATTAGAATACGCAGATGATCCATTGTAATTTGCGAGGGCCATAGGAGTTCCCGACAGGTTCGCAAAATAAATACTGCTGGAATGGTATGGAGATCTCTCTTGATTCCAAAACGCTGATTCGTTGTATGATGTCGAATTGGGATGTTGTACCCTAAGCTTGGATCTCCATGCATACCCAACCCCCCAGGTTGTTTTTGAATATACCCCTACCCAAGCGTCCCCGGTTGATTTACAGGTCAGGATGGACCCCGAAACACCTGGCACCCCAAGTGCAGTCCATTTCCCTGTATCTAATGTTGATCCGGGGAAATCATCAAAGAGATCAAACGTATTTGCTCCTGACGACCCAGAACCTGCCCTACCGTTCCCGTAATATAAGTTCAACCATCGCTGATTCGCAGTAGGTACCTCAATCCAAACGACTGCCGATGTCCGGGACGTATACGATTCTATCCAGTAATCACATTTCTTGCCGTTCAATTGAGTAAATCTGATATCCCGGAAATCCGACCACATCCCCGGGAGCCATGACAATGTGAGTTTGTGTTGATAGTTTGCAACTGATACAGAGTTGGTGATCTTAATCAGGGCTTTGTGTTTCCACTGTGGATATGGACCAGATACCCGAGAGGCGGTATACCCTTGCTGGTTCAGCCTACCACCCTGAACCCGGGTAATCTTCCCGGTGTATCCGGGGTTGGTTGTCCCGGATATGGAGGTGAGCACAGGGCTGCTATCCTCTGTTCCTACAGTCGTTGTCTCACTCGCTGCCTGGCTGTTGCCGAAGTAGAGATGAATGAGCCGGGTTCCCGCTGTCGGGATATTGATCTTAATGGTCGCGGTTACGCCATCGGTCTTCGAGGCGATGTTATAGGATAGAGCCCGGCCTGCAGTGTCGGAGAACCTGATATCGGCATAATCAGATCGGATACCAACCCGCCAGGGTAAGATGAGCGTGACCCAGCGATCTGCACCCGTGGTGACAGGCGAGAGAGAATAGGTGATCCGGTGTTTCCACCTGGAATAATTGAGCGGCATGAGGTACTACCCTCACGCAACTTGCGTATGAGCCCAGGCAGAGAATGCGGTAATGTCCTGTGCAGTGTCTAGGTTCGTGACGCCGACCTTTAGATACTTTGGTGCAGGGTTGACCGCAAACGTCTGTGATTTCGTAGTGTTCGCGGTGAACGGTAAGTCGAACTGATCATAAGGGTCAGAATCGTAATTCGTGCCATCATATGAGGCGTAGAGTTTCACGGTGCATCCCGCTGTGGCTGATGCATGATACGTTACGGTGCATTCTATAGCCAGGTTGATCAGGGTGCTGGTGTCTGTCGGCCCGATCGCAGTTGAGTTTGCCAGGTCTAGGCTGGCTGATTCTGCAACGGTTTGATTATCAACTACTTTTGTTACTGTTTTTGTTAGACTCATGTTCTCACGCTCACGAAAACGTACATTTCCCCGTCACCTGTATGCTGTCCCCACTGTCCACATTCCGGGCAGTAGCCCAGAGATGCCTAAACCACATCGTCCCACCCGATGAAGCATTGAACGCCGCCATTTCGCGGATCGCTTTCGTTGCTGTCGCGGTCCAGGTCTTTGTGAGGACCGTCTTCGCGGTTGCCTCATAGGAGACGGTCGCTGCAGCACGGGCAAGCCCTGAATCAGTGATCTCTGTAACCAGGGTGGTTTGAGTTGATACCTCTGCCGTTGTCCCCGTTCCCAGGGCAAGATATCCCATGGCTGTGACAGAGTCAACATTGCCTGCCCGTTTCGCTGCCCAGATCTTCGCCTCATCAGTTACTGTTGCCATTTTTCTCCTTTAGAAATCGTTCGACCTCAGCCCGGGGAATGAAATACATCATCCCATCAGGCGATTTGAGCCCGACTGACTGTTCAACTGTCCGATCCGTGACTGGTCTGAGGTCACATACTGCACAGGGATCCCTCCCGTATTCCGGGCAGACCGAGGCACAGAAGTATGGAGGAGCCCCTCTGATCACTATCTCAACCTCTGCTTCAGCGCTCATTGCGCAGTTTACTTCATGCAGCATAATCCTTCACGAATTTTGTTTTGTATTTCCACCATGTTCCTCCGGGTAATTCCTCAACGTCAATATCCCCCACGATTGCACAGTTCGTAATTGTCTGCCCATCCTCTAGGACTAGCGTCCCTTTCGTCCCAGAGGTCTGCAGAGAGGTGACCCCGGAGAGGAGGGTGACCATATTCGTCCGGCCCGCCTTCGCAGAGAGGGCAGTGATATCGGTATAATCATCGGTGAGCCCGGTAATCTCAATCTCGAAATGCAGAGACCCGATCAGTTTTGGTTTTTCAGGCGATGCGTTCGGGATAGTCACGGTATCGAATGAGGTTGTCATGATGTGGACCTGTACCCGAGCTGTGTTCTCTTTGCTGCCATCTGGTCAGCGAGTCTCTGCAGAACAGTGGTTGCGATCTCCTCGGCGTTCTGCCCGGCCCCGTTGATCACGATAGCCCCGGGTGCGATGGTGATCGGTCCGGATGCTCCTCCTGCTGCTGCAGATGTGCCTGATGAAGCCCCCCCCGATGCAGCCAGGTCTGATGATTCTGCAGATGTTGCCTGAGCTACCGGGGCCGCGAGTTGGGTTTCTGCTGCTGCAGCGATCTCTGTTGCCGCCCCATCCATGCCGTATGTTGCCCAGGTACCCCAGTTTGGGGTCTCGGCCAGGGGGCCTTCCTTCGCAGGGGAGAAGGGGAAGAGGGCTCTGACCTGTTGAAGAGCTCCACCAATTGCACTGACTATTCCTCCTGCAGCAGCGAGGATCCCGTTCACGATATTTGTGATGATGTTCATACCGGCGTTGTAAAAACCGGATGCGGTTCCGGTAATAAGACCCAGAATTGCAGAGAACATCTGTGAGAATATGCCTTGCACCTGCCCGGCCATGGCGTAGAAGGCAGAACCGAGCCCGGAGAATGCCGCAGAGGCATATGATCCGAGGGAGGATCCGATTCCAGCGAATGAGGAGACCAATCCTCCGAGCGATGCACTGATCGTACCAGCACCATTTGCGATATATTGGCCGGCTTCGGCGAACGTCTGGCTTGCATTGTTTTTGAATGCAAGGAAATCACTCGCAGTATTGTTCTGCCAGATCTGCACAGCAACCTGTGTTTCATCCAACCATCCCCCGAAGGCGGCCCCCTGATCATAGACCCAGTCAAATACCCCTAATTCTTTCATTGCGTAGACTGCAGCAAGGCCGAGAGCAAGACCAGCGAGTATTGGTGCCAGTGGTCCTAATGCTGCGATTGCCGCAATAGAAGACGTTCCGAGACCAGATATTCCAGTAGCAACACTGCCAAGAGTTCCAGCAAGCCCTAATCCCTTCAATGCCGCGAGACCCATAAGGAGAGGCCCAAGGGCAGCGAGCCCCTGTGCTGCAAACAACCCCATACCAGCGACTTCCTGAAGAGGTTTTGGTAACATCATAATCGAACCAGCCAGATCAGCAGTAAGACCAGCGAGAGTGGATGTAGCTGGAGCCATTGCCTCCCCCATCATTATCTTGGCGGCTTCCATCTTATTTTTTGATATTTCTAATTGTGCCCCGGTGGATTGCACAACGGTATTATATGCGTTCTCTTTAAACGTAGCATCGTTCATCTCGGCAGACATCCCTTTGAGTTTATCCTTCTCTTCGACCAGAGCCATAGCAGCACGAAGCCCTTCTGTCCCGAAGATCTTCTGCAGAGTTGCCATTTTGTCTACGTTACCGCCCGTAGCACCGAGTATTTCATCATACTCTTTCGTGGCTTTCTTCGACAGGGTTATCTTCCCGGTCTTCTCATCGATCTTGAATCCAAGCGATTCGATCTTTTTAGAGAGTTCAGGAGTGAGAGCACCAGTCCTGGAATAGACTTCATTCAGATCAGCGGTAACTTTACTCATTCCGACAAACTTACCGGATGAATCAAAGGCAGAAACACCGAGACTTTTTAGATCAACTGCAGCCTTTGAGGTTTCTCCCCCCATGTTTCCGAGAGCCCCGCCGAGCTGGGTTAAAACAGACTCCATCCCGACGAAGTTTCCTTCACTGTCTTTGACATTGACGCCGAGTTGCACTAGGTCTTCCTGAACTTTCGGATCAACTAACCGGAGCAACATCGTCTTAAACGCAGTTCCGGCTTCTTCTGCGCTGGTAAACTTGTTTTGGAGCAGGACGTTAGCCGCAGCAGTATCTTCAAACGACATACCCAGCTGAGCAGCAACACCCACGTTTTTCTGCATTTCAGTAGTAAAGTCGCCGAGTTCCCACTTCCCGACCCCGACAGACTTCGCAAGAATATTGGTGATATCAGCAGCGGTATAAGCTTCAGTCCCGTATGCCCCCATTACGTTAATGACTGTATCAACCGACTCAGAAAGCTCCTGGTTTCCCCCGACTGCCAGCTTCGTAGCCTCCGGGATGGTGGCCATCATAGTATCAAAATCGTATCCGACAGACACCATTTTGTACATAGCGTCAGACACATCAGTGGCAGAGACAGGAACCTGAGTACTGAGGTCGATAGCGGCATCTTTCATCTTGCCAAACTCTTCTTCCGACATAGCGCCGAGAGCCTTGACCGCAGTCATCGAGCCGTCGAACTCTAGAAAAGAGGCGTTGACATCATCTACCATGAGTTTCGCGCCTACACCGACACCAGTCATGGCGGCCCCTACTGCGGCCATTTTCTTAGTAGCGCTATCAGCCCCCGGCCCGGTTCCATCTTCGGCAAAAATTTTGTAAACAACTTCCCCGATACTGCCAATCATACCCATTTATTTGTCTCCGATTCGTTTCATCTTCTCATTATACCAGTGACTCCAAAACGTTTTGATTTCCACCGGAAGCTCAGCAAACTCGCGGGGGTCGTTAAATCCAAGATACCGCAAGAAATCACCGTAGTTTTGTCCTCTATTCGTCTGGGCGAAATTTCTCTATCTGCTGAGTTTGCCCCGCTCTCCGAACCAGACTCTCATAAAACGAAAACATAATCTTCAATGCGTCATTTAGAGCAAACTTGTCACCGTTCTTTTTGAACCATGTTTTTGTCAGCATTGGGTTTGCGGTGAATATTTCAAGGAGTTCATACGAGATATCGTTGAGCCTGTCTAAGTCGTGCTCTTTGTCAAGAGTGGTTCTCTCTTCTTCCAGTTTGCCTACTCTCTTCGATTCTTTCTCTGACAATGCGGTTCTGATGGCAATGCGGTCACCATTCCCCAGGTCCACATCTTCATAGAGCGTATTCACGCGCCGCTCTAAAGTCGCTATTTCGTTGGCCCACTTGTTATTTTCAGCAGCGTATCGCTGCTCCATCTTTTCAAAAAGTGGTTTAGCCTGGTTAAGGGCTGCATCTATTTCTTCTGGGGTTGCCATGTTTATACTCCTTATGCGTTCACGTACTCAATGGTAAGGTCTGCGTCCGGATCTCTCATGGTGAATGAGAGCGGATCTTCGAGTATACCATCGGCGTCTGCGAATTTAAATTCGCCGTCCGTGAAGAAACAGTTGTTCATCGTGATATAAACGTGGTTGCTCCCATCGTCGACTTTCCCGATAAGTGCAAAGATTTTAGGTTCTCCGACAACAACCGCGCTGGTCCCGGTGATTGATGCAACGCTTAGAGTGCCGCCTTCCTGCACAATGTCTTTCAGGACAACGTGCGTCAAGGTAAGAAACGTTCCGGAAGAGTTGACAGTCGCGTTGATTCCAAGAGCAGGTATCGTTACAATCTCTGTCTTTGCAACTCCAGCCGCGTCGGTTCCAATCAGGATTGCGGTTCCGGTTGCTGTTACGGCAGCGGTAAGCGCAGTAATTTGAATCCGGCTGGCTGATGCAATCGCGGTGTCAGTCATGTCGGTGATGCTTTCGGTTGCTGCACCTGGAGCGGTCAGCCCGGCATGAAGGGTCTCGGCTGCGCCTGTGGTTGGTGTTGCATTGAGAAGTGCAGCGAGTAACTGACCATCAACCAGTATTCTCTTGAGCGACCCGGTGACATCCACTTTCCCCGGCACCTTGTAGTCAGACCACTTTCCAGACCGTGCGTGGCTTGCGACTCCACGCTTTATTTTTACGTCGAACTCTGCAACGGCAATTGGGCTACCTGCATAGGATAGCGAGCCGTGCACACCAGTATATGAGTCTTGGGACAAAATTTAGCCTCCTTTTAATAAATTACGCAATATCCCTGGGCTTCGGCGCCCGTGGGATTTCTGGATTCTTTTGTTCCTGTTTCGGTTCTTGTTTTCGTTCCTTTTCTTTTTCAACTACCATGATTATACATCCTGTTTTAGATAATTAAACGTGTACCGAAGCGCATTATGCCAGATACCCGGATTAAGTTCATGCTGTTGCGTTGAACTCGTCTTCTTCCAGGTTCCTGCTCTCGTTCCGGTTGCTGGCGTTCGTGCGTCCAGCAGAACCGCGTCTATCCTGTTACTGATTGTGTCTGCATCCTCCCCCGTGCACGGGAAACTTTCATCGGTCGACGATACCCACACATCTATTTGAATCGTGGGCGAGTTGTCCCGTTTCAACGATGAGTTATACCCGCTGCGCAAGGTGGAGGATTCATTGTTTTCCATGAGGGTGACGGACGGGATTTGAGACGGTGCCGTCATCTTGGAGCGGAAACAGTTTGCTCCACCTAAGTAAGTGAGTAAGGTTGCGTCAGCGTTGAGTTTATCAAGAATTGCCTGGAATACGCTGGTAATCATACACATTGGGCCCTCAACCCTTTGATGATAGCATCCGAGATATGCGCAGTCGTGTCATCCTGTTTGGCTTTGATTGCGTCCAGAATAAACGGTCGTGCCTGCATCCGGCTGGTTCCGTCGTGAACTGCAAGTGCGTAATGTTTCGGGTTGCTGATGGTTGCAACAATTTTGTCGGCAGATACCTCCACAGAGTTTGTTGTCACATCTCTCATGTGAGGAGGTTCTCGGCGTGGGTCGTTGTCCTGGGTATATGGCGCTTTGTAGTATGGGCTTTCTCCAGGAGTGCAGTTCTTTTTTGCTTCTCCCTCGACATTGTTGGCAGCGTTCTGTAACCCAATCTGCAAATATGGCCACGCTTTAGGAGTGAGTTGTTTTATTTTCAGAGCCATCTCTTCCGGAGTAAACCGCTTTCCCGCCATTACGACACCACCGTAACCACAGCCTCATAGTGGTCAATGCCTGATAGTCCAGACCTAACATACAAAGATTGAATGTCGTATGTTCCTATGAACCCCGTATTGGTGCTTACAAGCCTGTATTCCAACGAAGATATAGTAACACCCGGCTCAAAAGCACACTTGAGCGGGAGATCTAAAAGTTGGCCGGTCTCATGGTTGACAACCCCTTTGCCTCCCTGATGGTAGAACCGGCACGGAACCGAAGTCTGGTTATCCGTCCAGTAATACTCGTACTCACCAGACTGGTTTTTGTAATCTGCCTGAACTGACAGGGTTGCCCCGGTCAAGGTTGCCGTAGAAATCGTTTCCGTGGTAGTGAAAGCACCGGAGAGAGTTTTCACCACGACGTACCCCGTAGCCACCTTATCCACAACGGCAGTTTTGTGAGACGTTGCACCGGTCAGAGTTTGCCCTACTACCGGGGTGCCTGTCCCTCCTGTATAGGTGAACTTCTGTTTGCGGTTGCGTTTCTGCACCGTTGCCGTGTGGATAAGTCCCATTATCATACTACGTAATACCTCGGAACAATTGACTGGTCGAACCGCATTTCTGGCATTTCTGCGTCACACCTGCCCACTGTGGTTTCTGAATCTGCGGTTGAATCAGACTGGAAATCCTCGATTGTCTGCCGGTATGCAAGCCACCAGATGGTAGAACCTGCATCCTGTGACCCGGAAAAGTCTCCGGTGGTAAACGATTTCAGCCCTGCATTGGGGTCACCAATCGCCCAGAGATGACAAATCAACTGAGCGTGGCACCAGTCGTAAAGGGTGGTTGATAATCCTGGATTGTCTTTATCCAGGATTGCTTTTGCTATAGCGTTATAGTCAGTATACGCGGTTGTAGCCTGGGTAGAAGTTAGAAACCGGTTTGCCTTGTTCACCAGCGCCGCGTCGACCGTCATGCCTTTAAAACCACCATGAACTTCTGTTTCCCGCCTTCCATGAACGGTGCCACAGTAACAACCTTGTCAGTCGCCGCCGCGTTTATCGCCGCCAGCGCCAGGGCAGCAGTTGCGTAAATCGTGGTAACGTATGCGTCAGCCATTATGCCTCCTTAACGTCAACTTCTGGAGCGTCTACTACACGAGATACAAACTCCATGTCTGCCCGCTGATACCCGCGCGGAGTCTCAACGGCAGTTTTCACTTTCTGGTATTCTGTTTCCTCCAGAAGTACCGACTCGTTAGACCCTTCGATTTTCCGGGCGATTGCGTCCTGAATAACCAGGTCTCGTGCACCAAGTTTCAAATCAGGATGAAACAAGATTTGAACCAGGGTGTCTTTCACCCTGTATTCTTGTCCGTTTACATCATACCCGGAAAGGTCAATCTTTCTCATGAGTTCGCCATATCCCCAACAGCCCAGAACGGCAGAGCGTATGCACTTGCGCCGACATATATGGAGATATACCCGGCTGCGTCGTGTCCTGCGGGTTTCCCGGCTGCGACGACTGCGGCGCCAGTGGCCCCATCAATCTTGACAAGGTATGTCATGTTTGCGCTGCCTGACGTTTTGATTGCTGCATCTATTGCAGAATCAGAATACAGGTGCAGTAGTGACTGTATAGAGTCAGCAACACCAGCTTCACAGACAATTGAAACCCCGTGGCACATGTTAGAAGCGCCAGCAGTAGCGGTCCCGGCACCTTCAACAATGAACAGCCCGGCGTTAGACCACCCTTTTGTTATGTTGCTGGTAAGCGTGAGCTTTCCGCTAATTGCCGTGATGTGTGCGTTTGCGTCCGTGGTTGCTACTGCTCCAGATATGAGAACGTGAGACTGCAGGCCGTATGCATCAAATAGGTTGTGGCCAAGCGTAGTTCTTACCATCAGCGTTGCAAGTTGTCCGCCGATAGCAGCACCGGTGAACGTCTTAAAATACCCTGCTCCGCCCGTGTTGTCAGCACCCATCAGAGTAAACGTCTGACTTACCTGAAGCGGGACATCACTTGTGGTTGCTGTGTTAGTCCTGGTTGCTGCCATGCTCCCAGAACCCATGAGTTTTCCAAGTTCTCCGGTTGCAGCAACACCGTTAGCCGTTACGCCAATAGACGAAAAACAGTCTGCAAGCTTTTCAGAAATTGTTCCACCAAGCGAGCGGAACGTTTGTGGGTTAAATGATCCCATTTTTTATATCCTCCTGAAGTTGTTTTGGTGCTGGAGAAGCCCCAAAAAAATGTTTAAATCCCGGAATCGGTGATGATTCCGTATGCGTCCTTGACTTTCACTACACTGTCAATCCAAATCTGGACCTTGGTTTCGTGAGTGTCATCGACGTAATACTGATGGGTGGACAGACCGAAGTTCGGAACCGTCTTTCTCTGCACCTGTCCTGCCACAACGGTCTCGTAAGTAATGGCCTTTGGAGTGCCAAACTGCGGGTCGTTGTGGTAGAACAGACTTGCAGCCGTTTTGTGGTTCCGGTCAATACCCATGATATCTCCGGCAGTAACACCGGAAAGCATCCGGTGAACGACTGGTTTTCCTTCGAGTGGAACAACAATCTCGTCCTGGAGCGGTGCGTTCAGAACCGCGTCTCGGTACTGAGGAATCTCTGACCCGATGAGGAACCCTTCAAGTTCTGAATAGTTTCCAGACTCAACGAAAATGTCAGTCATCCGGTACGGATACCCTTCACGAACCATTCCGTTCTTGAAGTTGAGTAGGTCTACAAGCGGAGTTGCAGTCGCTGGAGTTCCCCAGTCGGTGAGGGTTGCGCCTGCGTCGGTGCTCCCGGCGTCCAGGGTGGAATAGATGCTTGAGTTCATATACTCAGCAATCCAGTATGCTACGGACTCATAAGCGTCCATAATCATATCCTTCCCGGCTGGTAGAGTCAACGCGTCCTTATCAAACGTGACAGAAAGCCCTTCCGTTTTGGTGATTGCCGTGTCTTTGGTCATCCGCGTGATTTGAACCTCAGCGAATTTTGAAGACGGTGCAGTCAGTCTGGGAGTCTGTTTAAGACCATCGCTGCTTGCTGCCGCTTTCTTTCCGAAAACTACTGGCTGACCGCCGGAATCAACGAACGGAATCATATCAAGGAATTTGAGGGTGGGTTCTGCCACTCTCATTATCTCAGATAAAATTACCGGAGTCTGGAGAAACCTGGCGTTTGTGCCTGAAATTTGTACCATTTTTTTCTACCTCATGAAATTATCAGGTTTACCCCGCCGGTAAATCCTACGAGAGCGCTCACAAGTGCAGTCCCGCTGGCAACGTAGTGGAACGAGAACGCGCCAACACCTCCGGAAGTGACGTCACTACCGTAGAGCGGGTTCGGGCTTCCTGCGACTACTGCCGCAATCGTACCATCTGCATCAAATTCGAGAGTTGCCTGGACGCCCGGAACAATATTGGCGGCAGAAAGTCCCTGAATCTGGATTTTGGTTGCTCCGACCACACCGGGAAACCATACCGTTGCAATCCGGTAGTATTTACCAGTGAGGTGTGCCGCCCATGTTGCGGTTGGCGTGGTTGACGGAACGACAACCCACTTTGGCTCAGTGATAATCTGACCCAGGATTAAAGAACCGTTCGTGATTGGTTTCACAACAGGAAGACCCTGGGTTGCGGCGTACGTGTCATCGCTCTGAATGTCGCAGGTTACCCAGCTGTCTTTATAGAGCGGTGCAGCGTTCGTGATTCCGGTATCGTAATACCCATCTAGCCCGCTCGTTCGTGCGGTTGCGGTAATGACCCCTTCGTACAGGATGCAGGTTAACTTAATCCCGCCTTCCTGAACTCCTGCAATAGTTGATACTGCCATGTTATCTCATCCTCCCGGTTGACTCCCGGAGCTCGCGAATCGTTGCAAGGTGATCGTCGTCGCTTGACTTGTTTGCAAACGGTTCTCCCTCTTCCTTGGTTGGTTCTCCTTTGGGCGCGTCCAGGAGTTTGTTCAGAAACGCGGTTTTATCTCCCTCGTATTCCTTCCGGGTTTCTGCTTCTTTGTCTCCGGCAACCCATCCTTTAGGAAGCTTGTTCTTCAGCGTCTCCCATTCCTGGTTAGACTGTTTCTGTTCAAACGTTTTGAGAATCTCTGCCTGTGCATCAACACTGGCCTTCAGCATCTCAAATTCTGCGGTTTTGTTAGCGAGTGCTTCCTCAGCCGCCTTAAGTTTCTGCGTAAGTTCTTCTGTCATTGGCTCTTCACCATTCTCCTCTTCCTCTGCGGGAGGTCTGGGTTCTTCTCCTCCGTCATTCCCCCCCATGTCAGTAAACAGGTTCCAGAGTGCCGAAAGTGCCTCTTTGAACTTCTGTTTGTTTGTACCGGAAATAATGCGCCCGGCGTTCTCAAGGATTAAATCATCTTTGTTCAATAACATCGCCCCTAAATCTCGTGGTTGGTTTAAATCATCCTGCGGAAAGATGAGAATATGATTTGGTTTCACCTTTCCAAGCAAGTGCCCAGGGTTCGCTTTGTCCTCAACCGCCCGGTGCGCAACAGACAACGAAAGTTTCCCGGCTGCATACAGTTCCTCAACTTCCGGGTCAGAGAACGCAACTTGCCCGGTCATGCGTGGTTGGCCAGATGTTTCAATAGCGGCATTCCCCAGGGTTCCACACAGGCGGCCACCCACGCCAGCAAGTGCAGAATCCAGATCGGCATCTATCAGGTCTGGGTCCGGGTGCTCTTTGGCGTATACCATCGGGACCGTTTCCCATTCGGGTTCCGTGCCCTGGAAGTTCTCAAGAGCGTTATAATATTTTTTCGGCCCGTATGTGAGCCACCGGTTTAAGGTGAGTAAAACCGAGTTGTGTGCCGTTGTTGCGTTTCCAAAGAACACAATATCGTTTTCGGCAGCCATTACATAATCAAGCGCGCCCAAAGTATAAATAGGTGTGAGAAAAGTGACACAAAAGCAATAGAAAGCCCGGTGCGGAAACACCAGGCGATAAAACAAAATACAACCGTGGAAAGTTGTGTGATTATAAATTATACACAATACTATTTAGAATCTTCCCTCAACCGTTCCAACACTTTCATATCGTGGAACTCATCCAAGCATTTCTGACACGTTTTCTCGTGCGACGGGTCCCATTCCGGGTGAACGCAGAGTAAGGTAAGGTGATTCCCGTTCGCAGCTCCACGGCACAGACTCTTCCCAGACTCATCAAAAAAATGGACGGTGGTTAACGTGCGAGCACGGCCCCAGGTCATTTTAGTTTCTCGAATCGTATTCCGTGGTCGCCTTTATACGGTTTAGTGTGGTTGTTCTTACCTAACCATATTTCTCTTGGTATTCCGTCTGGGAAGGCACGGCACGATTTTCCAGTATTATAATTAGAACATTCCATACAAACCTTGCTGAAAATTGTCGTTAAATACGGATCGTCTCCATCCAATAAATTATCTGGTCTCATGATTCATCAATATACTCCACAATTCCGAGATTTTCATACATACTACCAGCAACATGATGTTTTCCACGTTTTTCAGCTTCTTCGAGCGTCCATTCCCCGCTCTTCCATTTCTTTCGATACGATTCTAAAACCCGGTGCCCTTCATCCTGCCCCTTATACCACGCAGCCTCTGCTTCTGCTTGTGTCGGCCACCCTTTTGCAGGTCGACGTATTGTAATTGTGCCGTTTTGCCCTGTAATCACCATTACTGCCGGGTCGTTCTTGTTTGCAAAATTAAAATCTCCCGTAGACATATCAGCGTATTGGCCCGGGTGGTTATGGATTAACGTTCTATTTTTTACGTCTCCTGTAACTCTTGCAGAATTTTCATCTCCACTACCTCTGCCTATTATCTTTCCATTCTCATCATAAATCGCCCAGTTTTCTTTTTCTGCAAACCGGAACTCCTTCGCCCAATCTTCAATCCCAATCTCCTTTTTCGGAGTGGGCTCGATATACTCCTTTTCGTATCCTTCTGGCAGCGCAATCTTCGGGACAAAGGTGCAACGACACCTAGGGTGGCTTGGTGCGTAAGGGTGGTCATCAATCGGGTAAACAACCCCGTCCCGCGGAGAACAGATATCACAATTATGTACTAAATACCCATTTGCAAAATATACCGGATCGTCTTTCACTGATAAATTATATGTGGTTGTATTACCTAACAGTATATGCACAAGTTTGTCAAAACGTGTAAAGGATTGATACCCATTATAAAAACCTGTGAATTTTGCGGCGTTGAGTTTAACGCCCATACAAAGGCTGTGAAATACTGTTCCCGCAAATGTTTTCACGACTCCCGAAATACCAGAGTTAAAAAAACGTGTCTCGTTTGTGGAAAACCCTTTGTGCTCCATAACTGTGTCAGAGACAGGAAATACTGTTCTCCCGAATGTTATTGGACTTCCAGAAAACTCAAGCGAATTGAAAAAGTCTGCCCGGTTTGTGGAAAGACATTTTCCGTTATGCCAAGTAGAATTAATCAAATCACTTGTGGGGTTGTATGTCAGGGAATCTCCAGAGACTCTTCCAAACTTAAAAGCATTTGCCCCACATGTGGAAAGGAGTTTAACACCAGGAATAGACTTGGAAGAGAAACCCAACCCAAACAGATTTACTGTTCTGAAGAATGCCGCCGCCCACCAGTTATAATATCTTGCAAGCATTGTGGGAAGGAATTTAGAATAACGCCCGGTGTTAAAGACTCCAGAAGGTTCTGTTGTTTTTCGTGTTACAGAAAATATACTGGAGAAAGCGCGCTTGAAATAAAAATAAGACAAGCACTTACTGCACTTGGAATAAATTTTATTCAAGAGGCTCCAATTGGAAAATACTCCATAGACTTTATCATTCCAGAATCTAAAATTGCCATTGAAGCAGACGGATCGTATTGGCATCGAGATCCTATTAAAGACGCGAAAAAGGACAGACTCCTGGTTAAACACGGGTGGACAATTATCAGAATGCGAGAATCCGATGTTATGAGTTCTGATAACCTGCGGGAATTTATTATCAGACGTTTGGAGTGTGTGACCCTCTTGAACATCTCGCGCACACAACCATCCCTTTCCAACTACATAGATGGGGTGATTTGAAGTACATACAAACCCTCCTCCATCACTAACAGAAATCTGTATTAAATCTCCAGAATACTTGTTTTTATGAGTTTCAATTACTGGTTTAAACCCGTGCCGTGTCAATACCATATCCCCGACTGCAATATCTTGTATTGGTTTATCGCCGGTATTTGTTAAAACCAAAGTGTTTTTTACAAAACACGGCCACGGAGAATCCAAAACCGTCACCCATTCCACTTTCTCAACACCAGTGCGTTTGTATCGGTCAAGCACCCCTTTATTCACCGCTTTCATGACTTCGGTCTGCATGATGGATATTGAGCGGTTGATGGAGATACCCAGGGCATCAGAGAGTTCCTGACTTATTTGAGCGTATGTTTTTTCCTGAATGACACCATCAGCCACAATGCGTTTTGCTTTGTTCGATAGGTCGTCGGTCATCCCTTTGAACACGCTTTTGGTACTGGTTATCATGTCACCAATACCCTGCCAGACTTCTTGCCTCTCCTCCAGTGTTCCGCCCAACTGAATTGATGCAAACAGGTTTCCGGCATTATACGCCTGCGGAATCTTGACTTCCACCATTTCATCAACGTATTTTGTAAACTCGTTGGTAATGGTTTCGTCTATTTTCTCTTGTCGGGTTTCGAGCGGAGAAGGAGGAGCGTTCTGAAACGCGGTTGGTTTTTTTGGCAAGAGCGCCTGGAGTTTGACTTTAATCTTGTCGAAGAGTTTGTTCATGTCCTCCTCGAACTCGTCCAGAATCCATTTTGTATGGGTCGGGTCTTTCCGAGTGTCTTCTGACAGTTCAAAGTTCATAGTTACGTATCCTCCTCAATACCAAGGGTCTTCTGCACAAACACCCGCTGCCCCTTCTTGCTCACTACTCCATACGGGTCAACCGGGTGAATGAACTTTGATAACGCTTCTGCCTTCTGCATGGCCGTTATTGGTGCAATACCACCGACTGGCATGAGCGCGTTGCCTTGCTCTCCTTCGAGTGGTTTCTCACCCAGGCGAGCCCGGAACTCGTTATAGGTGATTCCTCCGTACTGAGCTCCGGTCTGTGCACGCTGAATGTCCAGTTGGTTCTCGTCCGGGGTCGGCGCGGGAATGTTTACTTCGATACGAAACTTCTTCGGGTCATACCCGTTGTAAACCAGATATGGCTGCAAGAGGCGACGACAACTTCTCTCCAGCCATCTGTGTTGTCCCTTGATGAAGGACATGTATAGTTGGTATTCAGGACCAGACGAACCACCGAGTATTTGCCCGGCGTCTTTCGAGATTGCGTCTGACGGGGAGAAGAACCGTTTAACAATCATTCCGAGTTCAGAAATGGTTTCGAGCGCAGTACCCGTGGGACCGGCACCCATTGGTATCCATTCCATGTTGTCCCGGAGCTGGTATCTGTTGGTCGACGACTCGTTATTCAGGATCTGCTGTGCAAAGGTTTTATCGTCGCCTTTCGGGTTCGTGACCTTGATAAACCCGATTCCACCAGTCCCGAATATGTTTACCTGAGCAAGATTCTTCTGCCACGCGAAGCCGAGCGCGGTGATGATAGGAATGAGCGGCAATATGAACGGAGTACCTCCAATCTCGCTGGTCAGCGGGTCGGTGAGCATATCGACGTTAGTGAGTTGTTTCACTCCACCGTCGTTGGTTTTATGCCAATATTCGACTTCCTGCGTCACTTCGTTCCAGCATATGCCCGGCAAGATTCGGTTCTTCACCAGCGCATAGTTTCCCGACGACTCGAACGATTCCGGAGGCAGGCGCTTGAGTTTGAGGAGTCGGTATTCGTTCTCCTCGTATCCCCACACCGGATTGACGATGGACGGACCCCACCCCATAACGTCCCTCCATCGAAGTTGGGTTTTATAATCCAGTTCGACATCTTGAGCGGCACACATGTCCTGCAGGGACGCGGTTAAATCGGGGTCTTCCTCTCCGGTTTCGACGTTGATACCAGAAACAACCATATCGTCCTGGAAAATCACCCGTTGCATCGAGTCTAATCCTGATTTTATGTGAACATTTTCCAAATACTGACCAATTAACTCAGCATTGATAACCGGCGCCTGAAAAAGAGGTGCTCCGTGGACGTTTGATATCCACAGGTCTCCCTCGTCCACCGTCAGTTCTTTTTTAACCTGGATAGGTGTTAATTTCTTCTTTACCATAATTTAGGCACTCCTCCGACTCCTCCACCACCAACGGCCTCATTCACATCGGGCTGTGGGCCTCTGATATAATTGTTTCCACCGAACACCATCATGAGAGCATCACCCTTATCAGGAGACGGCAGCCCGCGTTTCTTCATATCATCCTTTGACTCTATGAGTATCTGACCGCGCGACGTCACTTTGTATTTTATGTTTGCGAGTTGAGCAATTAATTCTTCGTCGTCTTCGATATCAATGTCCCCAGATTCAAACCTATCCCGCAGATTCCACCACCATTCTGCGCGTGCGTTCGCATACCGCTCTTTATCGGACGAAGCACCGCCAGACTGCATTTCGAATACCGGAAACTCTTGTTCATTCAACCGGTCGAACACACCAGCACCAACACCGATGGAATCAATTTTCGCGATAATGGCACCCGTCGACCGAAGCGCCACAATAACCTCTCCGGACAGTTCCATCGTATCATTCTTCCGAATGGTTTTCAATATGCGAGCAACGCTTCCCTTACGCTGCATGATAATGGACGAATCAGACCCAAACCTCGCAACGTCCACGGATATCTCGTTTGGTTCAGATACAGACAGCGTTCTGTCAACTGCCGCCTCAATGAGATGCAACGGAATCAGGGTGTCTTCGCTGTTCTGCGGGAATTGTGCGAGAACCTTAGCCAGATAAAGAGGTGAGGCGTTCCCCCAATCTTTGTACCGGTCAGCCACCCACCGGGGAGTCACCAGGTAAGGCGCCGGGATGTCTCCGGTCTGTTTCTCTTCCCATGTGTTGTTAATGATATCAGTTTCGGTTATGCCGTATTGTGTGAAGTTGGGAGTATCGAACGCAGGAATACTTATTTTGCTGATTCCAGTCGATTTAAAAGATTTTGCAAATCGACCAGACGGGTTCGTGGGGTTGCCTATCATCAGGAGGCGCGCATGTTCTGATGTGAGAACGCCATCTATACCCTCAAAGATTTCTTCTGATATCCCGCTTGCCTCATCCGCCACAACCAGAAGGTGCACTTCATGAAACCCCTGGAACCGGTCCGGGTCGTAATCCGGCGCAGTAAATCCCCAGGCAAACCAGTCAGGGTCTAACTTGAGCTCTTGAGTAAGGAGAGTGCCACCCAGCGGGTATTTGGCTTTCTGGTGTGCGACGCGGATTTCTTTCCAGAGAATACCCTTAACCTGCCGGTCAGTGGGTGCAGTGGTGAGAACAATAGATGGGCGGTGAGTGTAAAGATACCAAAGAGACACAAGAGAGGCGCAAAAAGACTTTCCAACACCGTGAGACGACTTAACCGCAGTTACCCGGTTGTCACGAACAGACTCCAGAATCTCAATCTGTTTGCTCCACGGTTCTTGCCCTAAAACGGTTCGTACCCACCATTCGGGGTCTTGGCGAGCACGGTTTAAAACAATACTCGAATCAGTCTGGTTTATCGCCTGCATTTTTCACCAGATCTATCCACGAGATCGTGCCAGAGTGTTCTATGTCATGCTTGTCCCGCCATTCTGCTGGTCGCCGGTTCTTCAGCCAAAAAATCATCGCCGTAGTATCGGCAACGTGTTTTTCTGTAACTTCAGTCCGGATTTCCCCATCTACCGTACTAATAGTTTTGGTTTCTTTGACATATTCGCCAACAGCCCGCTTATACAGACTCTTTTCCACTTCGTCGTCAGCAGATTCCTTCCCTCTTTTTACGGCATCCGAAAATTCTACGTGCTCTTTTCTCCATAAATGAAAAGTTGAAGTTGCAACTCCAAGAATATCGGCAATTTCTGTATTTGTAAGCCCTTTGCGTGCCGAATTCTCCGCTATGGCTGAGTGAACGTCTGGATTATAATCGGTGGGCCTACCTGCAGTCATTTTACCCCTCCACCAATTCTACATTCTCCCAATTCGCCGATATTATCCCGACTCCTTCCTCTCCGATTTTGACTTTAAATGTGCATTGGGTAGAAGTGCTCGAAATAACTTCCCCTATTGCTCCGTAATACGATTTTAACGGGGAATTTTCAGGCGGGAGATATTTTATTTTCATAATCTATTTAATCCACATGTTATTAACCATGTTATAACAACTGCAACTACAATCATTGCGGAATCCCTTATATATTGTGTCCCTTTTTCATGACCTTTTGTTTCATCGATATGCGAATTTAGTTTCCCTTCGTTTTTTGTTAATCTCCCCTCTAAATTTCCTATCCGAATATCCTGGTGGCATTCCTCCTTTTTTTGCTCCGTGCTCCGAATACGAATTTCGTGATCCTTGAGAATATCCCTGGTTGACGTAATAAACTCTTTCAATAGCCCCTCCATGGTTGCAACACGCTCAAGAATTTGCGTCAACTGTTCTGTTTCTAACATTTCTTGTATACTCCTGCTGGGTTTGACCCCGAACTGAAGCCCATGAGACCGGGCCCGGCCACTGACCACCAGATACTCCGGACCAATAACGCCAACCCCATGGATTTCTCATCCCGGACCCGAACCGGGTTAATACGAAAATGAGATTACAAATTCCACTTTTTACACGGGCACATTTTCATTTCCCGTCTAAATCGGCCGGAAACCTTACAAATATAATTCCCAGCCTTGCTAGTAACATCAGCACACCGTGCGCAAATCTTTATAGCGTTTGAAATTGCTTGCGGATCTTCAGGCATTTTACCTCAAAAAAATAAAATTTATTCTCTACAGGATCCATTCACGATCCCGTTCTTGATATCATACCAGGTTCCTCCGGTTCCATCCGGTCTTGGTGGTACAATTTCAATCCGGTAATTACGAATCTTACCAAGATTTGCGGCATTAACCTGCTCAAGAATACGTTCTCTTTCCTGTTCCGGCGCATTATCAAGAATGTTTTTAAGGTTTTCTCCTTTGAGTGCGTGATACGTTTCGTGATACATTTTATACTCCCTCTGTAATTCTCACATAAAAATTTCGGAAAAGCGCTTTTCCCACTTGCTCAACAACGGCGATTATTCCGCCATATGCCGCAAGTTGTGTTTCTACCCCGATCTGGGTAAGATCGACACCAGATATAATTGATACCACTCCAATACCTCCTCCAATCAGCAAGGTTGCTCCAAGCTGCCAAAGATCGTATGACGGGGTTGGTTTCGTAGGGTCGATGACTTTGCGAGAATACCAGAGCAGTGAATAGATGAGAGCTGCCCCAACACTAATAAAAATTGGTTGAAATTCAATCATTTTTTTACGCCTCCTCAACAGTCTCATTGACCGTCTCATTGGCAGACGTCTCGTTCCGGGCATCGAATGGATCAGAGAAATCCATCCATACGAACTCTATTTTTGCTGCGTTATCGTAATCAATATCGTATTTGTGCCTGCTTGTTTCGTAGTTCAGATCGTCTGAACTCATATTCGATCCAGCCTGTGCTGATGTAAATATCTCTGATTTAAACGATATGTTCCCGGTTCCCTGACCTGAAAACGCGTAGTCAGCATTATCAACTGCCTTCTCTGTCTGATACTGCCCGGAAACCCCCGCAGATTCTATCTGGCCTGTTACTCGCTGTTCCCATGGAGTCTGTCCTGATACAACGGTTCCGATATATTCTCCGGCTGCATCACAGAGTGATGGATCAATGTTCGGTCCCATATCTGATATTGCAAGAGAGTTCCAGGCAATTCCTCCATTCTCAAAGCTCAGGAAATCGCTGGACGTATACTGATTTGTATCCTGGAAGGAGAGTTCTGATTCTGCTGAATATTTCGTCCCTCCCGGGTTTGTAATAACGGTCGTTCCGGATGCTCCCCCATTATAGGTTTCAGACCCTCCGAACACCATTAAATCAGACCCGGCTTCCCATTGAACAGAATCCCTGGATATATGGGCGCCGTACCCGGTGCTATATTGAGAAACTGTCATCTGCCCTGACCCAAGAACCAGCACCGGAATAAAAAGCAATGCAATGAGAATTATAAAGAATCTCATTTATCTTGCTCGAATGGACAATGCTGCTTGATAAACTTGCTTTTCAGCCGGTTCCACCAGGAATTTTTATTTTTCTTGGAAATAGATTCTTTTGCTGTAAGGGGTTTATCGAAAACAGAATCGTCTCCCCCGTCATAATCCATACATGATTATATTGATGTAATACAATATAAAATTATGCTCAATCCAATATAATGCACAATACCCTTTTTCCCATTGATGCCACTGGGAGATTTAACCCAGCGCCGGTTCCCTGCGGCCTGGAAATTTTTAGATGCCCATCTTCTACCCCGGTGTTTTCCAGGAGTGAAAATTCAATAGCATTATAAAATAGGGTTTGAGATTTAAATTCTGTTTCGAGAATTACTTTCATTATAATTCCCGCCCAAACATATCAATCAATTTCCATCCCGTCTCACTGATAGTCATGATAATTTTACCATTCGGAAATTCTTTTTTATCTCTGTTATCATTATGAAATACAAAAACATTTGATATTTTTGTTGGATTGATATCCCAATGCCCCGCAATACACGCGGCCATCATCACCATTGCTGGCACCGGACTTACAAATACTAGTTCCAGAAAATTCTTTTCTCTTATTGATAGATCTGATAGTATATTTTTTATTTCACTTAAATTCCATCCATTAGCAGGAACTTTTAAAAATTCAATGCCCTTAAAATTTTCGTTCAAAATCGCTTCTTGTTCTTCCATTAGCGAGTGTTGCTCGTTAATTATTACGAGCGTTTTTTCAGTCATAATCCACCCTAAAATTTTACCAGGTTTTCACTGGCATTTGGTCTACTACCTGTTTCATCATTTTTACCCAGTCCGGGTATGTCATGAATTCTTTTTCTTCCTGGTAGTGTTCCTGTAAGTCTTTCATCGTGTACCCCTTTTCCTCGTATTTCTTTATCATCTGTTTTGTGTTCATCTTTCTCATCTCTACATACATATATTATACTTCAGAGTATTTAATACTATCTTTCTCCTTAACCTTACAAAAATGGGAGGGATATGCGCATTTACGATTGCGAACCTTTTCGGAACATACTGGTACTCCGCGCAAGAAAAACTGATAAAGACATCTAAAAATCATTATCCCCCTTTTTAAGAATCATCACAACCCCAAATTTATATCTCCATATAAAGAGAAATCCTTTAAATTCTCCAGATTCTGGAAGCGGGCCAATAGACCCAAACCCATACCATTCTTCGATGAATGCCCAATATTTCCCGAATGAAATATGAATACTCATTATACATCCCCCCTAATTAATGCCGTTGATTTGGATCCATCCCAGCACCATGTCTTGATATCCAGGATGGGGAATCCCCCGCCTCCGGGATGATTTCTTCGACACTCTATTTTGTCAGATTCACCCACCTGAAAAACGTCGCTGGCATATTTGCAGGTACCGCAATTATACCCCGGATCATCTCCCATTACTGACCCCTCTTCAGCGAGAGAACCCATTCGAGAGCCTCTCGAAAAACTAATTCATCGTGAATATATGGACTGTAGTCACTGCGTTTTTTCATTATCGCACGAATGACCCACGGCTGCAACTCATCGGAATTTCCTAATGGTTCGGCATAGAATTTACAGGATTTATCCCCATTGCAGGAGCATCTATATGTTCCATTATGATGCCAATTCATGTTTTTACAGGTTGAATATCCATCAACAGGGGTTTGGATGAAGAATTTACATCTATCCATGTGTTCAGCCCGCTGGTTCCATGCCGCGATGGCGTCCAATTCATTATACTCAAACACCATTATACACCCACTGCATGTTTTCCAATTGCTACAACAAACCCGATATCCCATTCTTTTATCATGCTGCATTTCAGCATCAGCACCACAGAATGGGCATCGCAGAAGTTCTTCGCTCATGCTCGCGACTCACAGTATTTCGCGAGGACATCAATAGCCGTTTCCCATTTTACGTAATATGCACATGGATACCATGCATCATATCCATTATCATCGTAATTCCGCTCTTCTTCAGATTCGTACCCCGATCTGGTTGGAATGATGCAGGTATCAGAGTCGCATTCCTGGAAGCAGCACCCGTAACAACTGTCTGTGTGTTTGATCATGGTATCAACCTGCACTTTCCAGTTGATCCCCCAGATAATGATTGCCATGCATTACACCGCTCTTTCAGGCACGGTATTTCCATCAATTCTCCTGGTAAATATCCGCATGTTGGATACATTTCATCATTCCATGCAATTTGAGATGGTTCACTCATGAATGGACATATTTTAGGTTGTTCTTCGCTCATAATTTCTTCCACGATGAATCCACCCGGTCGTTGACCCGCACCTGCAGCATCTCGTCGATCTGCTCATCCGTGGTATCATCATCAATGTCGGCGGGTTCTGTGTAAGACCCGCGAACTCCAAATACCGATAGTTCAAATTCTACTTTCATTGTTTTTCCTCCAATAATTATCCGACCCCGGCCTCCATGTCTGTAACCACCATCGAGATTCAGGAAATGGAGAATGCCCGCAATTTTTACATGTTACAACATTATCCTCCATTTCACTCCAAAATGCGGAATGGCTCTTAAACCGTTCTATTCTTGCGATGTAATCGCACGGATAAAACCAAACGAATCCGCATTCGTCACATTGATATCGTATCATCATACTCTCTCATTCAAACAATCCTCATACAACTCGCAAAATTCTTCCGGGTCTGAACACACCGATCCATTAATTCCAAACTGCGGGCAATACGAACCAACATAAGCAAAGAAATGTAGGTAAACAATTGAAGATTCAACAATATATGGATACATTTTTTCAACTTCGCTAATATATTCAGATTCCGTCTTGAATCCTTCAGATTCTATCATTTCCCTACTAGCACATCTTAATGTACACCAGCTAATCTGACATATCCGATATACCCGTTCCATAACCCTAAAAATATCCCCAACTTCCCCTTTCTTTTTATCCCTGGTAGTGCAACATTTTTCCCCTTTAATAATTAATTCTTTCATTTCAGGAGTGAATTTTAATGTTATAACACTCATATTCCATCAGTCCATCCTGGAGACGGTTTACAATACTGTGCAGTTGCAACCGGAAATTTATTTAATACAACATCCTCAACATCTGACACCCTGAATCGGTATCGAATTCCCTTTATTTTTACATATACCGTTTTCTCGGTTCCTTTCCAGATTAATCCTGAGTAACGATCAATCTGTGGATTCGCCCCGCGTGGATACAGTTTAACGGTCCTTCCTGCAGATAACACAGAATAAATGTCTCCCCCCCTGAACCCATGCAACCCCTGCGGGCAATCGACAAGTATAACATCAATTTTATCAGTAACAACTTTATACAATATTCCATCACACATTATAATTTCTCCCTTGAAAATGAGTAACACGGGCTGTTTGTTCCAGTTCTCTCAAGTTGATTATATTTTTTTGCTCCGGGTAGCAGTTTTATCAGGTTTGTAATTACTCCAAGAGTTTTTGTATGGTTTTTTGAATTATCAGATGCCTTAATTGCCTCAATATTCGGCGCGACTCCAGGGTGTAGGTATAACCAATCGTAAATCATCTTGTTTTTTATTACTGTAAACTGCGGGTATAATGCAAGAAGCGCCTTTAACTCGTCAATATACGGATAATCAGGAGTTATTCCAGTGATATAATATTGCCGCGGTAATCCAACCATCGGGAGAATTTGATATTTAATTTCTCCAGAATCTACCAATTTAGTCAGATAATAATACGCATTATATTTGCTCCATCCGAGCTCCGTGCTAATTTCTTTCCTGGTTTTTGGTCCAGTTTCAAGAAATTTTAATATTTTTTTCATTGGCATGACATCACCTGATTTTAAATACCGGACAATTTGATTTCCCCGTTCCGTTCTGATTCCACTGAACTGAACCTGGAATCCGTTTTAATGTATTTGTTATTGTCGCGCGGAATCTTTGTTTTTCTGCAGATATATCAGCAATCATTAGTTTTTCAAGATTTGGTGCCACCCCTGGATTTTTATCAATAATATCGATAATAATCCAACACGATGCAAAATTCCCATTTAAATGTTTAAAGCACTCTTTAACTTCTTCAACATATGGATCTTCAACATTCGGGGTATCTCCAGGAAGATAATAAACATAAGGATGCCAACATTCGTTTAATCTCTTGCATTCCACTTCCCCGGTTTTTCTCTTCCTGCATAGAGTTGTTCTCACTGTATAATTACAAATCCCGGTTGATTCAGCAATTTGTTTAATTGTTTTCGGGCCGGATTCCAGGGTTGATAAAATTATAGGAGTAAAGGATTTACTCATTTCTCTCTCTCCCTGCATGATACGCATAATCATCGCGGCACTCGTCGCAATACGGATACTGCGGGCAATCGTCACAACTCTCAACAGGATCCATTTATTCCTCCATATATTTCTCTAAATGCTCCATATAAGCTGCAGATAACCGATCGAAAATAATATCTGCGATAATATGCG